GCGCGATTCTTGACCTGCTTAAAATCTCTGCGATTTTTATCTCCGTGTTCTTTATTGTTTATAGACCGCCATTAGTTTTCGCGCTCCTGATTCGTGGGATTGCTCATGGGTGATGGTCATGTCGGGTTGGAAAAAGTGACGACTCGCAATCCGGAAGGCGGTCGCTACACTCGTGACACGGAGGATGACTCGCTCCGACACATGCGGAGACAACGCGATAAAGAAACCTACGCGGAACTCACTGCATTGCGAGAAACGAATACCGAACACCTAAAGACGATTCATAGTTTGACGATTGAAATCGAGATGCTTCGCAGTGAACACGAAGTTGATCGTGTAAAACAAGATAACGAAGTAAAATTACTTAGAAGCGAATTTGAGAGTTACGTTAATCGTACTGAGCAAGCGATTGTTGCCGCACAAACCGTTGCGAACGCAGGATTTATAGGGAAGAACGTGATTTACGCGATTGTCTCCATTACCGCAGCGATCGGCGGGGTGGTTGCTGTTTCTGAGTTAATTAAGAAATGGCTACATCATTCTTAATCTGGTGGCGTAGTGCGTGTTTTGCTTGTCGAATGGTTCGGCATACGACCGTGGTTGTTTTTCAGTGCGTTCTTTTTTGCTTATCTGTGTTTGGTGCAGTGAATGTGTATCAGTGGCTTACTGACGAATCTCCTGCGTTTGAGTTAGGCGAAGGCTCCGCGTCGATGATTGAAGCGTATCCTGGCGACTCGATTGTGTTTTATCAGCGCGTAAAGAAACTCCGAGATTGCCCAGGCCGCATTGTGCAAGTACTCAGTGGAGATTGTGGGTATCACGTTATTCACGATGACCCGGCAACTTTAGTCGCCGGCTTTGAAGGTCGAGTCAATCATGTGGTGCGGATTCCGTTTGAAGCGAATGCGGGCCAATGCAGTTTTCGAGTTAAAGCGCGATATAACTGCAACCCATTTGATTTTGTGTTGCAGCGACAAATTTTCGAGTCGGCTCCAATTCCGTTTATTGTGAAGTCGTTTGATAGTCGTTACCGCGAACCTTAGTTGATCAAATAACCTATGACGCTTATTTATAAAGACCGCGTACAAGAGACCACGACGACGACTGGAACCGGAACGCTCATCCTTGCGGGTGCAGTCCCCGGGTTTCAAAGTTTTTCTGCTATCGGCAATGCCAACACCTGTATCTATGCCCTGGAAGATGCGAACGGGAGCGGATGGGAGGTTGGCGTTGGGACGTATACAAGCAGTGGAACGACACTGGCTCGAACGACAGTTTTAGCCAGCAGCAATAGTGGAAGCGCAATAACGCTGAGTTCAGGAACGCATAAAGTTTATGTAACCGCAGACGCCGATATAATCAGCGAAATCTATAAAATAAAAACCGGGTGGTTTCGCATTGCCAATAGTGGTTCAGGGACGCAAAGCATTCCCGATGTTACGGTAACAAAATTAACGAACTCGTGTTATACAGGATCAGCGCAGGGAAAAACGGCATGGTGGAACAATGGCGACCTAACTCCAGATATAGCTGGTCGCTATTTAATCGGAGCTTCGGTTTCTGTGACGGGAACCGGAGATAGCGACACTCTTTCCGGTGCGATTTATAAAAATGGGGGCGTAACAGGAGCCGTAGGGTTAGGGACATCCGTTTTAGGTAGTGGGATTGGAACGACCTTGAGTCTTGTTCCGTGCGGAATTATAACGGCGAATGGCAGTACAGATTCTTTTTCTGTACAAGCGTATTTTGACGACATTAGCGGGTCTGCCGCCGGGGTTACGGTAGCGAGTGAGCGTCATAACAACTTCTGGTGTCAGTATTTGGGGCCTTCCACATGAGTCTAGTGATTGCGTTACGAGCGGCGTATCCAGGCATCACTTTTTCGATGCTCCCCGATGCTGCGGATTGTCAGTTGCAGGATGACGGCGATGGGGCGTATATCGCCGCGTGGAACCGCGCAGAGCCAAAACCGAATGAAGCTGAATTGCTGGCGAATTTTGATTTAGCGTTGTACTCTTCGCCGTAGGCCACCTTTTCGCCGATGGGCAGTCCGTTGGAATCCACCGCCTCAAACGGCATTCCGGTCACAAACGGCTTGACCACGGCATAGGTCAGCGTCCCGCGTTCGCCCATCAACACCCGCTCATCGCCCAGATCGATGTTGGGCGCATTGGTGCCGTAGGCCGGGATGCCCTTGACTGCCACCAGATCGCCAACCCCATCCAGACTGGCCCCGGCGCGCGCGGCAGCAACGGTGAACTGGGTAGCGTTACTCAGCACGTCGTTCAGCACCGGACTCATCAGCGAAAAATTCGGGAGCAGATAGCGGTCGGCATTCAGCACCGCTTTCCGCGCTCCAATCGCCCGCAATGCGCCATTTAGGTGATCCTCCAGCGTGCCCGAGCTGAACTTGAGATCGAACTTGCTGACGTTGCTGGCGGCGGAATAGGCGATGGTGCAGGTGGTCGAGGCGGTGGGCGTGGCCGCAACCCCGGCTTGTGTCACCAGCCGAATAAACCCGAGATTGGCGTTCTCCAGAATCCAATAGGTGCCGCTGGCCTGAGTCCCTGATCCATCGTATTCAGACAGAGTGGTTCCGTTGACGATCACGGTGATCGGATTTTGCACCGAGCCGACGTTATTGCCCTGTAGATCCTTCACCTGCAACGGACGCACCACTGGCCAGCTCGCGGTTTTGACCAGCGAGTTCGATCCGGTCAGTTGCGCCGAAATACTGGTCGCGGTCACCGCCGTCGGATTGTAGGCATCCGCGGAGCGTTGCAGCTCATTCGCGATCCGCCGCGCCACCAGTTCCTGCATCAGCCGGCTATTGCTGGCGATGTTGCGGGCGTAGGCGTCCCAGTCGATCAGCGACGCTTGCGAGAAATGCATCACTTCGTTGCTGATTTTCATCGACAACTTCATGGCGTTGACGTAGGCGGTATCCATCCGCTGTTGCACCGAGGCGCGCGGGATGCCTTGCCCTTCGTAGACGATGCCGTTATTCAGGATCGTGCCCGGCAACCGGGTTTCGTAGGGAATCTGCGTCGTCGCTTGTGCGCCCGGATCGCTGGTGACCTGCACCACATCCAGGATATTGAGATCGCTCAGCGCCTCGCGGATCACGGTGCGCTGATAGCCGACCGGAACCGCCAGGTTGCTCATCGTGCCCGCGCCGCCGTCGGCCAGTTGCTTGGCTTCCGCGTCCAGTTGCGCCGCATGAATCCGGTCGAATTCCGCCAGAATCCGGCGCACGGCGGGTTTCAGTTTGGCGGCTTCGGTCAGCCGAAGCTGTCCATTGCTGAAAGGAGCGGACTCTCTCAAATGCTTGTCGATGCCTTCCTGGAGCTGCAACGGCCCGCGATCTTCGCCCATGGTAATCCGGGTCGATCCGACCATCCGGCCCTGATAGCCCAGCCGCGCCAGTTGGGCGCTGATCCCGATTTGGTGGCCCATGGCGATCTGCTGTTCCGCCAGCGCCTTGATCTGTTCGGGCGTGCTGTCGGCGCGAACCAGGCTCACGGCGTCATGCAGCAGCTTCTTAACCGGTTCGGACAGGGCCTTTAGTCCTTCATCGGCGGCGAGCAGATCGGTGAACTGCTTTTGCCGAGTCGCCAGCGATTCCGCCAAGGTCTTGTGCTGGGCGTCCATCGCGGCGCGATCTTCCGCCAACAGCCGCTTCACATCGGCTTCACTCAGCATTTTTTGCCCGGATTCAGCGGACGGCGCCGCCGGCGGAACCGTCAGGTGGATGACCGCTGGTTTTTCGCCCAGCGTCTCCGACAGCTTCTTGCCAGTATCGATCATCCGCTGGGTTAAATCGGCCAGGGCCTGATCCTCTTCGCCCAGGGTCTTGGCCGCCGCGCTGAACGCCTCCCCGAGTTGATCAATGATCTTTGGCTCTAGTTTGGCTTCGGCCAGGGCTGCTTTCAGGGTGAGAAGATGCGTTTTCATCTGATGGTTGACCTCACGGGTGAATTGATTTTGCAGGTCGCGATGCAATGCAACCGGTTCGGAGAGTTGAATCGGGTCGAGGCGTTTGATCACCGGGCGAATGGTCAGCGCCGCGCCGATCAGCAGCGCGCCGTGCGGCTGGCGTTTTTCGTTGTCCATCCAGTTTTCGTGATATTCCGCCGACAGGTATTGGTAGCCGCGCTCACGGATGGCGGCCAGTCCATACGGAGTCCATTCCACCGAGGCCAACAGTTTGTCGCCGTCCACCCATAACTTCGTCAGCGTGCCCGCCGCGCCCTGGTCGGGGTGGTGGCCCACGTCGACGAAGATATTCTGGCCGTAGGTTTTGGCGTTGAAGTTCAGCACCATTTCCGCAAGCATTTGGCGCGTGATCTCAAAGTCGCCATAGCGCGGATCGTGAAACTGTCCGGCGCGGGTGATCGTGACCGGCGCGTGCGGACGTTCCGCCAGCGTCTTAGGGTCGAGAAACGCGGCAACCGCGCGATGCGGAGGGGTCATCGATCCGCCTCGCCCGGCTTCAGCCCGGCCAGCGCCAGCCCATCGCGGATCGTGTCCAGGGCATAGGGGTTGTCGCCGTTCTCGTGAATGATGATCGCCGTCACCAGCAAGCACATCGTGGGGTAGTCGTGAACGTCGATCTTGGCGTCGGGGTCGCGCCCGATGAGCTGGGAAACGTGATTCACATAGTTCGTGGTGTGGTTTTCCACCGGCGGCGCCCATCGGTTGATGATCTCGCGCACGGTGTCAATGCGAGAACCATTCGGCGCGCGCCGCCGATCCTGGTAGGTCAACAAGGTGCGGGCCAGGGCGCGGATGCCCCACGGCGCAGCCCGGAACACCACAAAGCGGGCATCGCTGGACTGGTCATCAGCCATGCCTTTCCATTCCACGCCATCCTGACGCTCGATATTGCCCGGATTGTGGTTGCGAACTCCGCGCGGAATCGCGGTGGGCATAGCGTGATCTCCGTTCTATATTAGTAATTCAGAATATTCTAATTTACTAATATTTCAAGCGAAAAAAAGGGAGTTTAGATGGTCTTTGCCGTGAGCGATCCGGCGGAAAATGGGCATTGACTACCGCTGCTTGATCGGAAGCTTGAACGATATATCATCCTCATAATACTCGCCAAGTCCATTATCTAAATCCGTTACGAAATGAACCGTAACGGTTGCGGTCCTATCTACAGTGCCTCCCGATAACCACGCCACCACATACCCCGCCGCCACGGTCTTATTCTCGACAACCAATAGCGGGTCATCACTGGTCACAGTGGCCGATGTAATCGAGATTCCATCGGCAAGAAAAGTCGCTGGGTCATTCGTAGTATCGCCCGGTACATTCCCCTGTAAAGCGACCAGATACGGCTTATTGACCGCATCCGGGTCTTTCGCGGGCATCGTTTTGAAAGAGGTGTCTTTACCTGGGCGATAGATGACCATTACTTACGCCGCCGTATCGCACTTAACGCGAATCGTGCATTGATCGTCGGTATACGCACTCGCCCCCGCCGTAATCGCACGCTCTACCCAAATCGATTTATGCTGTCCAGCGGGAATCGTGCCGATACCCAACGCAGCGCCTTCATTAGCCGCCGAACTCCAACTCACGCCGGATGGCTCTGTTGACTCGTTAGCAATCGTTTGTTCCGTTCCATTTACCGCACTGGTGCCGAGCGCAATCCGCACCGCGCTTCCAGCACTCGGCGTATTACTTTGAATCCAAATGACACTCGACTGCATATCGAGTGTGGCGTGTGCATTATGCACATAAAACCAACGGTACTCGACATCGCCAGCCGCCGATTCAGCGCCACTCACTTGGTCAAACAAATTATGGACGCCAGAACCAACCGCCGTGCCGCTCTTTGCCCCGCCGAGCGCCGCATTTGGGTCACTGTTACTGCTGCCACCAGACAGACGAAAGAGAATATCACCCGCTACAATTGGCATATCGAACCCCTAATGAACGACTAAAATACGATCTTCTGAATCAACTCGAAGAATACGATCTTCTGCCATAACGATCAGCAGCGTTGAAAGTGGCAATGACTGAACACCATCGCCCAACGTCCATCGTAGCATCACGTCGCGCTGAGTCGTTTCCAACAAATCCCATTGAAGGACAACGTCCTGAGTTGCGCTGAGTTGTCCTAACTCATCCCAACGGAGCAACAAATCACTCGCAACAGACTCCGCAATTTGCCAGCGCAACGCCGCGCTGAGTTCTACAGATTGAGTCGCGTCCCATCGTGCTGAAAACGATTGCTCAATCGAGTTCGTTAGATTCCAGCGAGAAATTAAATCTTGCTGCGTTTGAGAAAGCGTATCCCAACGTAGCGCCACGTCTTGTTGGGCAGAAAGTACATTTGATAACGCATCCCAACGAAGAATGACATCTTGTTCAGCAGAAGAGAGCTTATTCCAACGTAGAGTCGCATCCTGTAGCGTTGAACTCAGTAAATTCCATCGCAACGCGACATCGTTCTGAATCGTCGCTAACTGATTCCATCGGAGCGTAGAATCGCTCTGTACCCACTCAGCGCTATTCCAACGCAATAACGCATCTTGTTGAACAGGAGTGAGCAAATTCCATCGAAGCGCAATATCTTGTTGAATTGAAGATAATGTATTCCAGCGAATAACCGCGTCATTTTGTACAGATTCAAGGATATTCCAACGATACGATGAATCTTGATAAGCGGTTCCGCCACCCGCCAAAATAACACGCAACGCGCCCAGCGGAACGCTGGACAGCGGAGCGCCGGACAGGATCATGCTTAGTCAGCAACCGTCGCGTTTAGGAAGTCAGCAAGGCCGGTATACGTGCCCGCAGCCAATGCCCCCCATCGGTCACTCATCGCCTGGGGTTCGGCGGTAATCCCAAACACCGTGCCGAAGTTAATAGCCGATACGCCAATGGTTTCAGCCCGCATTCCGTCATATTTCCTCAATACCGCTAATCCATCCCGAATCTTCTCAATCGCCTCAGCGATTTCATTCCCGCGCCCATTGTTTCGGTCAATCGTGCAGATTACAGCCATACATCACCTCACATTTAG